AAAAAAGTAGCGGGGTGTAGCGCAGTCCGGTTAGCGCACCTGCTTTGGGAGCAGGGGGTCGTGGGTTCGAATCCCGCTACCCCGACTACAAAAAAGAGGGTTATTAAGTTAAAAGTTTTTCGGGGTGTAGCGCAGTCCGGTTAGCGCACCTGCTTTGGGAGCAGGGGGTCGTGGGTTCGAATCCCGCTACCCCGACGAAAAATTCAAGTCAAGAAAAATTGAATGGTGTTGAGCTGATACAGTTTGTATCGGCTTTTTTTGTTTGTGCAAAATAGACCCAATTACACCCTATTTGGGGGCAAATAAAAGGGATAATTCTTTGAACTATCTTTGAACAAGTTTTTCTATTTGCACCTATTTAGTGGAAAATAAAGCAATTTCCCGCCAATTTACCCCGATTCAAGCTGTTTAATGCAATTTTAAACAATTAAAAAACATTAAAACAGTATGGCAACATTTAAAGCAATCGTTTTCCAAACAGGAAGACATATAAAACAAGATGGAACATCAAATATAAAAATTAGAATCTATCATAATAGAGAATCCCAGTATATAGCAACCAGCTACTATATCCGCCCAGAAAACATGGACGACTCCGGCCGGATCCTACCCAACGTACCTAACAGTGAAATGATAGAGTACGAAATAAATGCGTATATCCAAAAGATCAGGAGAGAGTATTTGAAGCTAGGACAAGAAAGGACTCAATTTATGTCATGTAAGGACTTAAAAGAAGAAATAGAGAAATCCCTAGCTCCTGATGCCGAGTTTATAGATTTCGTAGAGTTCGCCCAAAATATAGTAATTCAAACGGAAAAGAGAAAAACTGCCGAATGGTACAGATCTTCTATCGATACCCTATGTTGGTACATGAAAAGAAAAAAGATAGATATAAAACTTATCACTTCATTCATGCTGAATAAGATGATCAAAGACTTATATCACTCCGGACCTGCCGGCACACCTTTAGAACCAGGCACGGTAAGCCATTATCTTAGGGGAATAAGAGCATTGTATAACAAGGCAAAACTCTATTATAATAACGAAGACTTTGATATTATAAGGATTCCCGGCGACCCATTCAAGAAAGTTGAAATCCCGGAGTATCGGAGAAAACGAAAGAATATAGATACTAACACCTTATTAAAAATCCGAGATTTTCAGTCTGATAAGAAATGTACTAATATGGCTCGTGATGTCTTTATGATGATGTTCTATATGATGGGAATCAATATCAATGATTTATATAGCATGTCATGTGAACGTCGTGGAAGGCTGGAATACACACGTTCCAAAACAAAAACGCGGAACAATCATGAGCAAATACCGCTTTCGATAAAAATAGAACCGGAACTCCGCATCCTCCTTGAAAAATACACAGAGGGTTATTTCCTCTCCTACTTTCATACCAACTATTGCAACTTGAATAATTTTATGCGGGCAGTCAATAATGGGCTGAAAGACATTTGCATGAACTTAGAACTCGATTTCAAGATCACCACGAACTGGGCGCGTCACAGCTGGGCCAGCTTGGCACGCAACAAGGCTGGAGTTCCTAAAGCTGATATTGATTTCTGCCTTGGTCATGTGAATAACGATTATAAAATGGCCGATATCTACATTGATATAGATTATAGTATTTGTGATAAAGCAAATCGTGCTGTTTTGGACTTATTGCAAAAAAAAGAAGAAAAAAAGACCTGAAACGTTTGCAAAAACAAAAACTCTCTATATATTTGCAACCGAAATGGTGTTGAGCTGGATAAAACAATGATTTTATCCGGCTTTTATTGCATATATATGCTTCAATTGTTCATATTACTGAAACTCATCTCATTTTTACGCTATGCGCCACAAAACAATGACGCATGGAAATTACAGTTTCAAAAACAGCTTTATTAGATAAGCTTAAATCAATCGGGCGAATCATACAGCCCAAAAATTCAATACCGGCCTATGACAACTTTTTGTTTGTCGTCGATGAATTTGGTATCATCCTAGTTACAGCAGGAGAAGAAGGCGGGCGTATCTCTACCAATATTGACGGTAAAACAGACTTTACTGGTCGTTCTTTTATGGCTAATGCCAAAACATTACTTGATGGATTAAAAGAAATCCCGGAGCAGCCATTAACTATTCATCTCTACGAAAAAGAATTGGTAGTCAAATATGCTAATGGAAAGTTTTCTATACCTGTTGAAAAAGGAGATCAATACCCGACAATGAGTACAGATAATACTGCTACACCATTACTTGTATCAGGAAATGACTTACTATATGGAATAAGGCAAGTATTGTTTTGCAGTGCCAATGACGAATTACGTCCGGTACTGAATGGAGTCTATTTTGATATAGATTTAGATAATATCTCATTTGTCGCAACAGACGGTACCCGACTTGCGATGATTGAGAATCCTTCCGCTTATACGCGCAAGGAACGGGCAGCCTTCATTCTGCCAAGTAAATTTGCCAAAGTCCTTTCTAATATTGTTCCGGAAGATTGCATGGAAGTAGAAATATCAGTAAATCAGACTAATATTTTATTTGAGTTTGATTCATACCGTTTAATCTGCCGCATGATTGAAGGCCGGTTCCCTAATTATCGTGCTGTTATCCCTCAAAAGCAACCCAACCGTGCAGTATTGAAAAGAACCGATATTGTATCAGCCTTAAAACGCGTATCTGTTTTCTGTGATGAAAACTCTTCTCTGGTGATACTCAAGTTTTGTCCTGATTCCCTTAAAATTACAGCCCATAATTTAGACTTCTGTAAATCAGCTGAAGAAACTGTTGCTCTACGAACTGGTTGTGATATTGAAATTGGCTTTAAGAGTAGCTTTTTAATCGAAATGATAAACAATATTCCCTCCGAGGATATTGCTATTACTATGAGTGACCCGTCGAAAGCCTCAATTCTTACTCGCTGCGATGAAGAAGTTCGTAGCTTGACTTATTTATTAATGCCTTTATCTATTAACTATTGATACTATGGGAAAAGAATACCAATCACCTAAACAGGTTATTCAATCGTATTTGGAAGAGAGAGCAAAGAGTGATCCCCTCTTTGTCACTTCCTACACAAAGCCAAACAAGAATATTGATGAATGTTACGACTATATCATAGGAGAAGCAAAAAAACGCGGTGGTAGTGTTGTATGTATGTCTGACGATGAAGTATTCGGATTGGCAGTTCATTACTATGATGAAGATGATATCAAAGTTAGTAAGCAGCCTGCAATAAAAGCAGTTGTTTCTAATCGACCTGAAAAAAAAAAGGAACTTATACCATCCATTGAGAAGCCCAAACCGGAGCAGATTGCTAATAATAAACGTAAAGGAAAGAAAAAGGAAATACCTTCCGGACAATTTTTATTATTTGAAGACTTATGAGACCAAGAACAAAGTTACAGCTTAGAGTTGCTAATTTGAGTAGCCAGCTGCCTAATATTGAGAGTTTGATGATTGACTGGGCTAAGAATGAGTGTTTGAAACATATAGGATATGCAACCAAGTCACGTATTATCTGTATGGAGTGCGGCCAACGCTTCGCTCCGGAACTTGTAAAACGTAAACGTGCTGTTTGTCCTCATTGTGATACGTCTTTGAAAATAGAACAGTCGAGGAAGCGTATCAATAAACAGACAATGTTTATTGGCAAGGCAGAAATTTGTGAGGAATTCCAAGTTATCCGAAGTTTTGAATTGATTGCTTATTACCGGGCAGAAACAAAGCCTCGTTATTATATTCGTGAGATACTACAACATTGGATAAAAGACGACGGTAACCGGGAAGTAGTAGCTCGTGCCAATAATACGGGCTTCAATGGCTGGTGCGGAGAACTGGAGATACGGAATAAAGTTGTTGGATCGTATTATTACAATCATAACAATGATATTTACTGCGAACGCTATCATCCGGCCTCCGTCTTTAGACCTAAATATATTCGAATGGGTATAGATTGTAAATTACGCGGTATGTCATTTCTTACTGCCGCCAATACAATTCCCCATTCTCCCAAGGCTGAAACACTTCTAAAGGCAAGACGTTATGAATTAATAGATTATTTCGAGGGACACCGTTACAAGATTGATATGTATTGGCCGTCTATAAAAATTTGTCTTCGTAATAAATATCGGATTAAAGATGTTTCGATGTGGTTTGATTATCTGAAACTACTAGATCATTATCATAAAGATCTGCATAACGCTCATTACGTTTGTCCTAAGAATCTAAAAAAAGCTCATGACTTGTATGTGGCGAGAAAGAAACGTGATGATGAAAAAGAACGCAAGGCCAAGGATATGCAACGTCTGCTGAAACTTAAGAAGGCTGCTGAAAAATATATAAAAGAAAAATCGATTTTTTTCGACTTAAAATTGTCGGACGGTAAAATAGTCGTGGTACCACTCAAAAGTCTTGAAGAGTTTCAACAAGAAGGTGAAATCATGCATCACTGTGTTTTTACGAATGAATACTATAAGAAAAAAGATACACTCATTCTTTCTGCCCGAATAGGCAAGAAACATGTTGAAACAGTCGAGGTCAATTTGAAGACGTTAAGTATTGTTCAATCTCGTGGTGTCTGTAACCAAAACACCGAGTATCATGAACGCATTATCGGGCTCGTAACAAAGAATATGAACTTAATACGTCAAAAGCTGACGGCATAAAAAAGATCTAAATATGGCAAGACCATTAAAACAGGGACTGGATTATTTTCCGTTAGATACAGATTTCTTATCCGATAGGAAAGTACGCAAGATAATAAATGCTTGTGGCCCAAATTCCGTCACTATACTAATTTGCCTGCTATGTAATATCTACAAGGATAAAGGGTATTACATCGTGTGGGACAAAGAAATGCCTTTTGATATTGCTGATATAGTCGGGGTATCCGAGGGCGCTGTAAGTGAAGTCGTGAAGAAGGCCCTACAAGTGGAATTATTCGATAACACCCTGTATAGAAAGTTCCATATTTTATCTTCCCGTGGTATTCAAAATAGATTTAAAAGCTGCACTTCAAAAAGGAAAGATGTTGAAATTATCCCTGATTTTTGGATTAATGACGTCAATAACTCGATTATTGACGTCAATAACTCAATAAATGTAGGTGATAATGAACAAAGTAAAGTAAATAAAAGAAAATCTTCTCCCCCACATATACGCGTGGGAGAACTTTTTCCGGCGAATAGCTTCTTCGATAAGTCCTTAGATGATTGCTATGCTGAACTTAAATCAAATCAATCATGGGCGGAAACAGTAACGATGAATACTCGTTCTTCCGGCTACAATGACTTTACACTAGAAGCTTTTTACGAGTATTTGAAGCAGTTTTTCATGGAGCAACAGAATAAAGGCGAAACAGCGAAGTCTCCCAAAGATGCTATGTCCCATTTTGCTAGTTGGTTGAAAATTGAGCTTAAAAACAAGAAAGATGAACGGAGAACTAATAAAAACAGAACTGCAGGTAGTGCTAAGTCCGTCACAGATTGTCCAGAAGACAGCAATCAGAAAGGAATTAACACCGATACAGCAGGCCTTACAAGCTGGATCGACAGCCTCTCAATTGGTCGCTGAATGGAGCGGTACAATCGCACAACTAAACTGTAATGTCTCATTGTCAGATGTGGCTAATGCAGAGAATATACCCACTTTGGCAGACGTAAACAGGAGCTTTAGCAACTCAACATCAGTAGAGATCATTACCGAGCATTTGAAATCTGTACTGAGATATGCCGGTGTTGAGTTGACTAATGCCCAGCTGGCAGAAACAGCCCTGTCCATACTATCTAGCTACTGGTACCTGAATTTAGCCGAGTTATGTATTTTCTTCTCCCAGCTAAAGAACGGCAGCCGCGGACAATTCGTCTGGGGATCGAAGATCAATAATCAAGCGATTATGGTAGCACTTGTCGAATTTTGCAAAGACAGGCGACGCGAAATTGAGCATAGAGAAAATGAACTTGTACGAAAAAAGGCTGAAACTGGCTATGCCCGTAATGAGAACTTGATTAAAGATATCGTAACGGGAGTTCAAAATACCAGAAGAGAACGTGAAAAAGCAAAACAGGACTTCAAAACCTTCTGTGAGCTATTTCCATATCTGCCTGATAAGTATGAGCCCATGGTACTTTGGAAAGCATGGGGAGGCAATAAAAAGGCTCTACGTAAGATTTACGGTGAAAGTATTCCTCCTCCAG